TTCAGCCATAGATCTTAATCCTAAGTCATCTACTAAGTATCCAGATCCAGGAGTTAGATCTAATACTCTTCTAGTAGATGATTCACCTGCAGATACAATTTTACCAGTATCTGATTTACCTAAGAATGGAAGTCTTATTCCTATTCCACCTCTTATCTCACTAGTGGTACCAGATAATATCTCTTTAGTTAAGTCACGAGCTTTATCAGGTGAATAACCTTGATCTAATAATGTTTTCTCTATACCTTTTCTAGCACCAAAACCACCACCTATAATTTGACCTTCACCTGCAGCAGAAGATAACTGCTTTATTATATCATCTTCTCTTGTTTTAAATAATGATTCTTCTATAGGTTTTACTCTAGATATAGTAGAGCCTTGTGCTAATCTACTTTCAAATGTATCTGGTAATTCTATGTTTGTAGGTGCTTTAGTTGCTGTAGTTCTCTGAGTTCCCATTCTTATTACAGGCTGATCTGATGTCCTTATATCACCTGCTCTAGTAAGAGCCATCTTACCTGCCTGTTGCGTGGCTGTAGCAGCCTCTACAGGGCTTGTAATGGGTACTTCTGGCAGTCTTATAGGCTGTAATACTCTTCTCGCTGACTTAGCAACCTCTGCCTCGGTAGCTGCTGCCTTAGCAGCACCTCTTAATACACCACCTGTACCAAATGTTAGGTAAGTAAGTGGGTCGGTTGCTACATCTATACCAAATCCTAGTGCGCCTCTACCAAATCTTTCTACTAAAGATGCATCTTCTGGAGTTTCTCCTAATAACTCACCACCAGTAAATCTTTCTTCACCTGATAATCCCTGTAATGCTCTTAAAAATGGATTAGTCTCTTCACCCTCTTGAGTTATACCTGCTATTCCACTTAAAAATCCTAGAGTTGCAGATTGTGGTCTAGTTAGATAATCTAAAGAAGCAGATAGAAATCCTCTTCTTGGAACTCCACCACCTTCAATACCTGCTTGTTGTGCAAATTGTTGTGTATTGAGATAATTCTTTCTTGCTAGATATAAAGAGCGCTCTTCAGGTGTTAATGAATCTAAATTTACACTAGATGTTCCTCCTGCAGAAAAAGGTAACTTTGGTATAGCCATTATTATTCTCCTCTGTTAGATACGAAAGCTGCAAATCCACCTGCTGTTGTTGGGTATCCTGCTTCTTTAAGCAATGATTGAAGCTCTGGTAATGAAACATTATTTAAACTTGCAACATTTCTAATACCATCTGGAGATAGAAAAACATCATTAAAGAATGCTAATCTTTCACCATAATTATCTGCTTCTTGTGCTTGTAACACATAACTATATACTGCATCTAAAATACCTTGTGCATTATCTTTAGGTATTATTTTACTAGTTGTTTTACCATCTGATTTTGTAGAAACTTTAATATCACCTGTTACTGATGGAGCAGTAATTGGAGCTGCAGGTTGAGCTTGACCAGTTAATCCTCTAATAAATTGATTATATTGAGATTCAGGTAATAACTGTTTAGCGACTGATATTCTATTTTGATTATATTCATTCATTGCTTGAGTGTTAGCAAGTCTTAATGCTTCTTCTCTAGATACTTCACCTTCAGCAAATTTATTTGCAGCAGCCTGTTGACCCATAGCGAACTCTCTTTGAGCAAGGTTTTCTTGAGCTTGTTGATTAAATAAGTTTGTAGAGTATTGATAATCTTGTTCAGCCTGTTGCAAATCTCTATTAAGGATTTGATTCTCAAAGTCTCTTTCAGCTTCTCTATCTGCTAAAGTAGCATTATATAATTGAATAGTTCTCTGCTCTAAGTTTTCATCACCCTGTTGCTGTGCTTGTAGTATTGCATTTTGAAGATCAAATTGTAATTGCTCATCTTCAGCTTGTCTTGCTAACTCAAGGCTTTGTTTTCTTTCAGCAGCATTTACTAATTTAGTCTCAGCTCTATTTCTTTCATTTAAAGTATTTTCATATAAAGTACCAGCAAGTCCCTGTTGATTTGCTAAGAATTCTCTCTCAGCATCAAGTTCTTCTTGACGTATTCTTTCTCTTAAATCTGCCTGTCTAACTGCTGAACCTCTCTGTGCTTGAGATCTTGAAGATGCCCTAGATAGCGCTAAATCAGATTCTGATCTTGCTTGAGCAAGTCTTCCACCTACAATATTACCAAGTAAATCAACACCTGTTTCAAATTGTCTAGCACCAGCACCTGTTGCTGCAGCTCCAGATAGACCTCTTAGTAATGCTGCTGTACTTACGTCAGCACCACCACCACCTTGTAAACCACCTGCTATCTGTTCAAAGCCACCTGTCATTTGTTGTGTTGTTCTACTAAGTAACTCATCTGTTAATTGTTGTGTTCTTTGAGCGTCAGCCAGTGCATTAGTATAACTACTTTGTATATCATTTAATGATAAATTATATTGTGCATCTATAGAAGCAAGTTCTTGAAGTAGTATAGGATCTTCTTGTTGAACTGCTTTCTGAACTTCTCTTTTACTACCATAAGCCTTTACTAAATTATCTAATTGTGATTGAAGAGTTGCATTTAATTTTTGAATTTCTGCATTAGCAGATATATCAATATCTTCTATAGGTTTGCGATTAGCAATACGGTCTTGATAAGCTTTATTTATTGCATCTATATTTCTCTGTGTATTATCTGGTAATTGACTTAATAAACCTTGAGTTAATTCTACATTACTTGGACCTGTAGATCTTTTAGGAGTAGGCAATGTTGAAGGTCTAGGTGCAGCACCAACAGATGAAGGTATATAATCTACTGGAGAAAATTCCCTAGGTGTAAAAGTTCCTAATGTAGGTGCAGGAAATAATGTATTAATATCTATATTTCTTGGAGTTTGAGTTATTGGTAATGATGGAGTTTGAGAAGTAGTAATAATATTTTCTAGAGTAGGTGTTTCTTTTCTTCCAAATAATGGTTTTGTAAAAGCCTCTCCACCTGTTGCAACATCGATTACACCAGCAGTAAGTATTGGAATAGCAGATAAAGCTTTAGCACCACCTGGTAATTTCTTAGCTAAAACTTCACCAGTTTTTTTCAAGAAAGCAGATGATTTAGCTGCTGAAGATTTAGGGATTTCTATTTCATCCTTCATCCAAGCAGGCTTATATTTAGATGGAGAATCTTGAATTGGTTTTATATTATCAGGTTTTTCAAAATAATCTTCAGGATTAATTGATGGTCTTGTAAAATATTCTTCACCAATAGTACCAGCAGCCTTTTGAGCAGCCATAGCTTTATTATATTTTAATTCTTCTTGTTTAGCGGCTTTATTTGCATACTGTTGATATTTATTACCTAGTTTTAGTTCATTCTTTTTTACACCTTCTTTTAAACTCTCTGTTTCTTTAAATTTTTTTATATTTAACTTTTCAGCAGCCTTCTTTTCGGCAGCTATAATTTTTTTGTTTTTGCTTAATTGATATTCCATATCATTACGTACTTTTTTATTAGCCATTATATATCCCTTTCATTATTAGTTACTCCCGAGGCTTCTAATTTGATCAATTAGTAAAGATCTTGTCTTTGCATCTTCAAGTTGTGCTAATTGAGCTTCTCTTGCCGCTTCTGCTAAGTATACATCATATGATTCTTTTAGGGCGGCTTGCTCTTCTGCTCTCCTCAAAACTTCATTTCTTGTATCTAGTTTGTATGATCTACCAGCACCTGTTAAACCAGATCCTAGTAATGCTGGTGCTAATCCACCTACTGTACCTGCAGATCTTCCTCTAGCAGACATCTGTCTTTGAGATAATGCATCTCTTATATCTTGTTCTCTTATGGCACCTAATGCCTGTGATCTAGCAAGACCTCCTTGATACCTTTTACTTGCTGCTTCCAAATATGGAGGAATTCCATATTCCTTGTTTTCTAACTGAGTTCTTTGTTGTTGTAATGCTCCTCGTTGTGCAATTTCATTTTGTTCTTGAGTAAACCTTTGTTGTTCTGCTAAAGTAGCATTTCTTTTAACTTCATCTAGATAAGTATTATAATCATTTTGTCTTTTAATATCTTCAGTAGCTTTTGCTGCTTCAGCGGCAATTCGATCTTTATTTAAATCCATAAAAGTTGTAGTACCAGAATAATTATCTGGATACACACGAGGGCGAGTAGTATCAGGTGGAGTAGTAGATGTTGGAGTAGTAACTGTTTGTGTTGATGGTTGTGTTGGTTGTGCAATCCTAGTAGTTACAGGAGGTTGAACAACTCTAGGAGGAGTTTTTATAGGGAATGAATATATATCTTCTGGTTTACGTCTAGCAGGTGGTACTGGTGCTTTTGGAGCTACTGGTTTTGGAGATATTGCAGATGGTGGTTGTGTTGTTCTAGGTTTTAAAGTACCATCATTTGGTTGAACAACAGTCAAAACAGGTTTTTGATTTGTTACTTGATTTTGTATAGTTCCTGTAGATGTAGTACTTGGTTGTTGAGTTCGAGTTTTATCTGCCATTGCAGATGAAATATTTACTCCAGTTACTGCTAAACCTCTTGTTGATACAATATCTCTAGCACCTTCTCTTGCGATATTTCTAACACCTGTAAATTTTGCATTAGGTTTTCTAACTACATTTATTGAAGATTTAATTGGTGATGCAGTTAATCCTTTAATTGGTTGTTTTGTTGTTAATTTTTTACTAACATTTGTAACTAAAGGAGGTGCTTTTTTCCCAAAAACTTTAGCACCTTTTTGAATAACTCCTCCTGCTAATTTACTACCTACACCAATTCCAGGAATAAATCCAACTGTTCCTAAAGCAATATTACCTATTCCTTTTAGACCTTCTGTAAATGTACTTGCTTTACCAAGTTGTCTACCACCAGTCATTATATTTCTAGCACCAGAATAATCGTATGCCAAATTTCTTGCTTGATCTAGAAAACTAGCCATTGCTCACCTCATTCATAATGTCTCCTGTTATTACTAAGTTATGGGGTCTTAAACCCCAGTTAACTCGTAAACTCTATCTTGTGCTGGTATTGCACCATTCTGATCTGTATTAGAATAGTACATAAATCTTATTACTCCTGGATCTATTTCTATAGGTATATCTGTTTTTATATCTCCAACAGCGGATAAGTTATCTGGTAGATCTGGATCATAATAAATATAAGTAGAACTTATATAATTATAGGCAGCAGTCGCTGGATAAAATCCAGGGGTAGCTGCTCCTAGTGTTACATCATCTGCTATACCTTGTAATATTACTAAACCACTAGATGTATGCATATGACCTTGTAAAGCATCTCTAGTAAATGTTAATGCTGTATATGTACTAGGAATATTTGTATCGTAATCATAAACAACACTTGTATTTTTTTGTAATAATTTTATATGCCATGTTGTTGTAAGTGTGCTCTTATAAATATAAGTTACATCTCCATTAGGTGTGATTCTCATATCTCTATAACGAGGTAAGTCTGTACCACTTAACCATGTGCTTGTATCATCTGCTGCATCAAATGCAGTATTATTATATGTAGCAACTAAAGTAAAATTTGTATCATCATTAGCAGGTTTCATGTACATATTAGAAACTCCTGGTGTTGCTGTATCAATAAAAAATGCTGCTAAATAACCATGACCTGCAATTAATACTCTATACTTTGTTAATGTACTATTAGGCATTCCTAAGTTACCTTTATCTACAGGTGATGAATCTGTATCTGACATTCTCCAGAAATTGCTAGGTCCAACACCAGCATTAGTCCAAGACCAAGTCCACATATTTTCAGTTAGTTGATCAAATGCGTTATAGTCATTTCCATTAGTTGCTGTAAAAGTAGTATATGAAGTATCTGCTGGTCTACGATATGAATAAGTACCAGTAGTTCCAGCTTCCATTATTGTTCCATTACCTTGTTGTAAATACATATCATTATAAGAACCAACTGCAGAGAATAATGATGAGTTAACACTGCTACTTCTAGTAAATGCATTTATAGTTGAAAGACTTAATCTACCAATAATTGAATCAGTACCAATACCATAACCACCAGCCATATCATGACATAATGAATAACCAGTTACTAATGTATTAATATTTGTATTCATTGCAGATATATCAAATGTTAAATCTGGATTTGTTACTATTGGAAAACTTGCGCTAAGTGCGGCTGCAGCAGGTAGTTCTACAGGTGTTATATACCCAGCTCTCTCTGAGATACCTATAGCATAATATTCATCATCTATTAATGTAACAATTATTACATCATCTGGAGATAAAGATGAGGTTGAGGTATTAGTATAATTAATAAACTCACCATCAAAAGAAGTTCCTGTACCTTCTCTAGATAAAGGATCATAAGTAGATACTGTAACTAATTCATTAAAATTATCAGAAACATTCTGAGTAACTTCAGGTAGATTATCTAATTCTCTTTTTAATCCTTTAGGACCTTTATATCTTGTGGGTCCATATCCTATTCTGATTTGATCATTACGCATCGCTACCATCTCCAGGTCTACTTGGCTTTAATCCTACAGACCAGAAACTACATGATTCAATTTGTAGATCTCCTTTAAATGTAGTCTCTGCAGATATTTCTACAGATGAACCAATACCTGCTGGTATTACAAATTCATCTCTATCAACTAAATTTCTATTTATAGCTTTTGAATATGTAAATACTGAAGTATCTAAATTAGGACCTGCTTTAATTGTTACTGTTCTAACTTGAGCATTATTAGATCTACCTCTAGTTCTCATACCATATCTAAACCAACTTACTTTTTTATGTTGTTCATTATTTCCTATTGTTGCAGTTCCTATGGTACACTCTAATTGTGTATTATCAAAAGTTGCTCTTTCTGTATCTGCTGCATTATCTCTAGATACACAGAATCTATAAACTCTATTATCCATAACAAAATACATACTACCTGAAACTTTTTTAAAACTCTTAGGTGCAACTGTATATGCAGGAAATACTAATTCAGTCCATGCTGCAAGAGCTGAATCACCTCTAACACCTTCCATTAAATTTAATACATAGTATTTACTATTTCTTACCATAAATAAATACTTACTAATAGAAGATAGTTCATCACTTACAGTTGTTCTATCTGGAGTCACTGGACCGATTCTATCTAATCGATCTACCTGTTGCCCATCTGTATACCATAATCCACCTAACTTATCTAGGAATACTACTATGCCAGAATCAGGCCAGACACATGAAGGTATTCTAGTACCAGTTGCAGATGTATCTCTAACTGGACCTAATCCACCTCTAGTTACATTTATGTCTAAAACATTATTACCTTCTTGAAGATCTATAAATGTTGGATTACCATTAAATATTCTTATACCATCTGATTCAGTATTTGGTGATGATATAGTTACTAAAGTATTATCTAATACATGCATACCTAATATTTGAGATTCTGCTGAACCTGCTAATAGTATTGATTGCTCATGATAACTATCTGCTACTTCTTCAGAGTAATAGAATTGATTTGGATTTCTTTGTATATTATTAACTACTACAGTTCCAGTATCTGCTACACTGGTAATATCAGTACCTGCTTTAGTATAAGTAAATGTTGTTAAACCTGTTACTGTAATTGTAAATGTTCCATTTAATGTAGTATTAGTTACAGCAGTAACTACAGCACTATCTCCTGTTGAAAAGTTATGTGCGGCAGATGTTGTTATAGTAACTGTATTAGAGGTTCTGGCTACATTTGATATACTCTTTGTATTAACCCAACTTGATGTTGAATTTCTTCTAGTTAATATATCTCCCAATACTAGTCTATTTTTCCATATACATCCTACATTTGCTTTAGGTATTAAATTTCTCATTGGTAATGCATATGAACCTAAGAATATACCAACTCTTATTAAACTACTACCTCCAGTAGCTTGAACTTGTAACTGCTCTCCAACTGTTAATGCAGCGGTATGTGTATATGAATCTAAAGGTTGTACTGTAGTTATAGTTGCACCAGTATTTATTCTTACATCTACTGGAAATTTACCATCATTTGCTAAAGTCCATACAGTACCTGCTCCTGTAAATGTTGTTACTATACTAAATGAAGTTGTAGCGGTAAAAGTTTTAGCATCATTTAAATTTAAAGTTTCACCAGGTAAAGGTTTAATTAAATTGGGTTGATCTACTGGTTGATATCTACTCCAAGTTCTAATACCTATAGAATTAGTTAAATCATTTTCATATATAACAAATGGTGTTGTTGTACCAGAAGTTGTATTTATTAATAAAGAATTTACTTCACCTACAAAATTAGTTGTACTATCTTCTATAAGAATAGGTATCTCACATATAAATCTGTAATCTGTATTAGCTGTAATAGATGATTGAAGAGTCCAAGATACGCTATTTGCTGTAGTATAGTTTGCTGTATCTGATGGTGCTACTGCAGTATATATTGCACCTGTGTTAGATATAGCAACTAAATAAGAGTTAGAGGAACCTGTGAAACCACTAATTGATTTAACTCCACCTGTAATTGCACCTGATGAACCAATACTTTGAGCAGCCCATTGAGTTCTTATTGTTTGATCTGAGTCCATAACAAAACCTTTTAATCTAGACCATTGTCTATTTGAAAAGTTATCTATGGCAAATTGTTCATTTATTCCACCACTAAAATCATTTATAGTTAATACTTCCATTAAGAACTCCTATATCTTAAATTAACTGTTCCTGCCGTTCTCCCGTCAACTCTTAGAATTTCTCCACCTATTTGTATAGGTCCAAGGTCATGATCAACAACTAAATCTGATTTCATGTAATCTAGTAATCTAGCATATTCTGTAGAATAAAACTGTGGTCTGTTAGTATCATCTGACTGTGAGAATAATACTTTTACTGCAGTACGATATGCAATAATATTTACATACTCTGATGGGAGTTCTGTTGCACTTGCACCACCTGTGTCTATAAGTGGGGCAGCCTTAATATAACTTATTTTATAAGTCATTGTCTCGCCAAATGCTTTTGATAAAACTATATTGTTAGAAGAGTCACAGTCATAAAAATATTCATCGTCACCCTCAACTGTTTGTATTAATCCTCTTCTTGAAGGTATCTGTATAAGTAGAGAATTTGGATATGTTACTGAAAATTCTTTTATTTTTCCTGAAGGGTTAGTTAATGTAATTGTAGTAGCTCCTATTGCTAGAGTTCCTGTAATTATATTGGTCATCCAAGGCCAGTCTTCTTCTCTATTTACTTCTGTATAAGATTCCTGTAACCATCTATCTAATAAAGCATTTGATAATAAATCAGTTGAATATATGCCAGTTAAGTCTCGTACGTAATCTCTCAGTGTTGTTAAATTCATTTAGTATACCTCTCTATCATTTGCTAAGTCGTGGGGTTAAAAGGTAAAACCCACTACCAGTTACGGCAGTGGGCTCACCTTGGTTATCCAATATCAGGTACGGATAAGTTTTCCATGAGCTCTACGCTCAGAAGTACCAATGCTTAATGTTGAAGCAATTGGAACGACCTCATCCAGAGTACCTTGAATACGGTCTGCTGGGTAGGTCTTCATAAACTCGCCTGCAAGATATGCAAAGCGAAGTGCTGGTGCGTGGATAAAGTATGCTTCAGCAACTGGAGCATCTGGATCCATACGAACTACGATTCCATCGAAACTAATTTCGCGGAAGCGAGTTTCAGCTTTATTTACATTTGCGAAGTCGTAACGACCCTTATCTTGTAGATAAGCTTCGAACTCTTCATATACATCAATGCCTGCAATGATGTGTGTAGGTCTCTTGCGGCTTGCCACGTAGATAGCGTTAACCATCTCACGAAATGCTACAAGAATATCTTTTGAAGACTTAGCGATTGTCTTTTGAGTTGCACGCCAGTAGTCTTTAATATCTGAACATGTTACTGAACCAGTGGTTGCAGTAGTTCCTACTGTTGCAGATGTAGCAGTTGTATAACTGATTGTTGTAGCAGTCACAGCTGTAAGTGTGAATGTACCAGCAAGAGCAGCAATAACACCAGTTACAACTACAGTGTCACCAACGATATAATCGTTAGCTCCAATTGTTAGTGTAGCTACTGTTAGAGCACGCTCATAATCAGTTACAGACTTAGTTGAAACTCCACCACGAATTCCACCAACTGTTTTTGCAACAGTAGTAGAAATTTTATCAGTTGAACGAATCAACTCACGTAGTGAGAGGATGTCTCCTGTAGATGAAGATGCAGCCCATAGTTCAGCGATTAAGAAATCCTGATGGTCTGCTGTAGCGCCTTTGACATATTCTTCTACAAGATTAACAACTTGCTCTGGGCCAGTGTTCTGTAGTATATCTGAGTGCTTAACACGAAATGGTGTTAGTACGGTATTTGACCAGTCATAGACAGCAGCTCCGATTGTATCTGCTGAGACTGAGGTGGCATAACCACCAGATCCTGATGCGGTGTCATATGCTGTTGCGCCAAGTTGAGCGGCACGAAGAGGTATGACTAGTCCACGACCAGTTTGTGATTTTGACTCTTGTTTAAAGAGTTCTAGTGTAGGGTGCGTTAACAAAATGTTATCTGCTAAAACTTTCTCATACTTTTGTAGAGTAGTTGCAAATAATTGAGTAAACGCTGCGTTTCCGAGGGCCATTTGTTTACCTTCCTTTTTTTAGTAATTTAGGGGCCAGAGAGATTTAAAAATCTATATCCTTCATAGTATCCTGTATTAAGGATCTTAAATCTTTAGGATTGCTTACTTGAGAAACACTGGATCCGCCAGCGCTCTTTCGTGAAACCACCTTTGTTGCTTGTTTTTTAGGATTAGCAACTTTTCCTTTTGCTCTGCTATTTTCATACATCATAGCAGCGTAGGCTTTTTTAAGATCTAGAATACCATTTTCATTTGCATATGTCAATATAGATACTTTAAATTCCTGTCTATCTCTAACTGTTGGTAAATCTAATCCTTCAGTTTTAATAATGTCAGTAATTTGATTATCATATACTTGTATAGCATCTTTAACTTTTGATTCTTGAATCTTATCTAATTCTTGCTCTTGTCGAAGTCTCTCAACGTCTTCTCTTTCTGCAAGTTGTTTTTTAAGCCTGTCCATTTCTGTTTCTTGAGCCCATACGTTCTTTGTCTCCCTATCAATACCAAAGTATTGAAGTGCTTCTGGAGTTAAGAGATCATTTGCTGCTGCCTCTTTTATTACTAATCCGAGGAAGTAGGATGGATTCTCTGTTGAACTTAGTAGGTTCGTAAGAACTGATACTGGATTTGTTTCCCATGCAGTGTCTAGTGAAGACAGCTGTTCTAGGGTTTCTTGATATTGAGAAATTTCTGTTTGAAATAACTCTTTCTCTTCTTTAAGAGATTGCATAGATTTAGTATAGTGAGCCTGCCTTGAGTATCCAGACTTTAATTCATCTAAAGTTACTTTGTACTCTTCTCCGTCTACCTTAACGATATAATTATTAGTATCAGGCTCTTCGCTTTCTTCAGAATCTTCAGAATCGTCAGATGCTTCAAGGTCTTCACCTTCTTCATCTTCTGAGGAATCTTCTGTAGATTCTAAATCTACTAAATCCTCATCTTCTGTTACTTCAGTTGCATTATCCTCTTCAGGTGCAACTTCTTTAATCGCTTCATTGATAGCGTCTTCTAGCGTCATTTCTTTTTCCATTATTTCTCCATTTCTCGAGTGGTCCCTTTGAGAGTGTCGATGGCCTCGATTCTCATATTACCTTATTCGAATATTAGTTTTCAGGTGTGTATACACCTTCACTATTAGTTGGTGTTGGGGTGTTTTAAAGATTATTTGTAATCTTCAGAGTCTTCGTCAGATTCTTCTTCAGAATCATCTTCAGAGTCTTCTTCATGTTCTTTAGAGCACTTAGGGCAAGGCATACCACAACATGAGCATTTGCACTTATCATGACTGCCTTCTTCTTTATCCTCATATGAGTCTTTATCATAACTATCATCTTTAGGTTTGCCACCCATAACGATCATTATGTCAAGTGCTTTCTTTTTTGCTTCTCTATCTGGCATCATATTATCATCTCCTTTACAGTTGTAATCCGCCATTTGATGCACCAGGAACTCCTGGGCCACCAAATTCTTCTGCTATAGCCTGTGCAGGCGCTAAGCCTGCATTAGGATTCATACCAGCCATTAACTCATCTAGAGTCATGTTCTGTTGTTCCAGTGGAGGTTGCTCCATTGGGGGTTGTTCTACCATAGGTAATTCTTGAGGCACTTGCTGATCTATAGCAAGTTCTTCTGGTTGCTGAGCTGGAACAAGCATGAAGTTAGGATCGTATCCTAAATCTTTAATTGCCATTCTCAATGCATTAGTTGGGTCATATCCTAATTGAGTAAGTGCAGGTATTACAGCCTGTAAGGTTTGTATACCTCTCTGTGCTCTTGTTGCTGGATTTAATGCTCTTGTAGAACCACCTTCTACAGAGACTTTAAATTCTCCATAGATATCTGATGGTGATACATTTAACCACATAGATCCGTTTGGTCCAGCAATTCTAACTGCTCTCTGCTCATCTAAGAACTCTTGGCATAGAAGTAAAACTCTTAAACCAATTCCTGATATTGCAGTTTCTAATGCTGCTAATTTATCTTGTGCTCTTAATGTTGCAACACCATCTACTACTGCGGCAGCAGTTGCAGACATTCTATCTGCTCCAACTCCACCTGCTTGGAAGTCATTAATACCTAATACCTGCATCATTGCATCTTGTAGTTTTCCATCCATTGCATATGCATCAGAAGGAGTTGCTTGTCTTGATAATGGTCTTACTACATCATCTAAGCTAGAAGCTTCTGGTATATCAAATACAACTACCTGATCTGGTATTGGTGATTCTAATTGTTTCTTTAACTCTGGAGTCATGTGGCGCTTTCTTACAGCATATTTATTACCACTTCTCTTTAAGTCATCGATCTGTGCTCTTGTTACTTCACCTAACATTAATTGAATACCTGCAATGTTTTCTAAATCTCCAAATGACCAGAACTGCATACCACCATCATTATAGTTTCTGAAATGAACAAAAGGTGAGTATCTATTCTGATAAGGAATTGGACCTTCAAATAATGGTTCTGAAGCATCTATTTGAAATACTGTTAACTCTCTTGTTAGTAAGTCGTAGAATTCATATAGAACTACATAAGATAAAACTTCAGGTAAAGTAGTTTGACCGTTTAAATAAGTAGATACTAAAGCATCTGAAGCGATAGTTGCATCTACTGATAGATTTACATCTTCTCCATATTTTTCTCTAACATCTTCATAAGGTAATCTTAATCTCTGACATACCCATCTTGCTGAATCTAATCTTCTAGCATCTCTTGAAACGAACATATCATAAGGTGATACATACTCAACAAATGGATCATCTGATTCAACTGTTTCATATGTAGATTGTGCTTTATTTTTTGCTGATAAATCACTTGTCTCTGGAGCAAATCCTCCGTCTTTATTTATTGCTTCTGCTTGGTCTACTTCCATTAATGCTTCATCCATAGTTAGATCTGATGGACTTTCTTTATATTCATTTTCTACATAATCCCAACCAACTTTACAAAATCCATTACCTAATTTAATCATATCTTCTGTAGCAGATTTTACATCGTCAGTAGCATTTGTTCTTTTCCAAAAATATTGTAGTACTGCCTGTGCGAAGGTAGCGTTGTCTTCTGCTGTGTTATCTTTTCCTCCGATAGGTATAACTAGCATCTGCGGGTCTCTAGAAACAATACTAGTAACCATTAATGAAATATGTGGTAGTATATAATTTATTGTTTTAAGTATGTTGCCAGGGATTGGAGTTGGTGTTAAATCTGCAAAGTCTCTTGCATTTAAATCTCTCCTCATACCTGTTCTATATAAGCCTTCTAAAATCTTCCAGTGTTGATGTAAAGGGTCCATTCTCCTAATGGCATCACGCAGTAACATCTGTTTATCATTTAATGTAAATTTTTTCATTTAATTCCTTCTTGTTAGTTTGTGGGTTGTGGTTGGTTTAATCATATGACATACCTCCGCCTAAAGAGAAACTCTCCCAGGCTTCTTGTTGTACAAGCTCCGCATCTGCTATCATCTTCTTACGAATATCACGCATCTTTGTAAACTCTACAACTATAGTATTATCATTATTAACTTTTATTGGGGCGGTTATATCTAAGTTTTCTGTTAATGACCATAGTGCTATGGCTAAAGACATAACTAAGTCGTCATGACATCCATAGTCTGCTGCATACCTAACTCCTCCTGAAGGTAGTTCTTGTCTAACGAATTGATGTAACTCTTCTAATAGTCCTTTATAAACTCCTCTTATTGATGGATTAGGTGTATCTAGATTTACTAAGTAGTCTGCTAGTTTATCTATAACCATTCTTCTACGATCAGCAGTCATTGGAAATGAAAATAATCTATCTGAATACTTTGTGCCTCTTCTACCTGTTGGTCTAAATACATATGGGTTAGGATAATTTAAATTTCTATGTAATTCATTTATAGGTAGTTGACCTTGACCACCTTGATCTTCAACTGCTAATAATGCTGCAGAATCTTTTCCTGAAAAAAATCTACCAAGTCTATCAATATCTAATGCCCAGTCAACTGGCTCTGTTGTATTACTTTGATAGTATGCTATAATTCTAGGAACGTTATCTAGATCAGATGTTAATACATGTGCTGTTGAATAGTCTCCACCTTTACCTTGTGCAGGGTCAGCTCCTATAAAATATCTTAAATCGTCATCTGGATATTCTGATATGTGTAGTGGACCTTCATCATCAAGAACAAAAACTATTTCTCTATCATCTTCTTTTAGATAACCTCTATAAATCATTTCATCAGCGTCATGAGGTAAGTTTATAAAACGTGGATTACCTGATTCTCTAAAAGCCTCTACATCGTTTGATGGATATTCTGAATAGAATTCCCAAGGGTTAGCCGAGAACTCTCTACGCTTTGCTTCATATTCTTTTATAGTAATTAATTTAGATGCTGACCATGGTTGAAATAATGCAACAAATTGGTTTACTTTGTTTTTTGCATTTTTATATATTTTAGCGAATTCATTATATGCACCTCTAGCAGTAGAGATAATTAATATTTTACCACCAGCGTCAGTAGTAGGCATGATAGTTCTATATGTATTACTTGGATCTTCCATAAGAGCGAACTCATCAAGTACTACCATAGTTGCGGTTTCACCAGCACCTGCTGTTTCAGTACCAGCAAATGATTTAACTTGACATTTCATGCCATCCGCAAATTCAAATTCTAATTTATACTCAGCTGCTTTTTCTAAATGAGGTCCTCTTTCTTTTATCCATTGAGGTAAAAATTGATACATAAACTTAACCATGCCTAAGTTTTTATTTGCTGAGTCTTGATTCTTTGATACTAATAATAGATTTGATCCAGGTTGGAATAGGCAATGCCATAATATGTCTGCCATGGCCAGAGTAGTATAACCTAACTGACGAGCCTTTACAATGATAGTGAAACGATTATCATTCCAGGTATCTAATGCTTCTTCTTGATAATCAAATAAATCAAATTGGGTTCTTCCTCTTACATCCCATTTTGGTTGTACTTGAATAAATACGTAGTTACGCATAAAGTATTTTTTATCAGCAGCACACTTACGCCATTCTAGTTCTACCCATAGTTTTTGTTTTTGTCTAGATATCTGATAATCAGAAATAGTCTGGGTTAAATTCATCGTCTTCATCATCCTCATCGTTACTTCTAATACCTGTGCCATCTTCATAGGATTGTTTTATAACTTCTGCTGATCTAAATAATAAAGTTAATGAGTCATTCCAGTCAGTACCTGTAGGTCTTAATAAAGAATAACCAGCATTACCACGTTCATCAATAAACTCAAATACTACAACAGCAGAGCCGATTAAACCGTTTTCTCCTACAATCGTTTTAGATTGTTCAAATATAAAATTTCTTAAATCATCCATATTTTTAAACATAGGTTCAATAACTTCCTTTCTGATGTTATTCACTATTTGAAAAACTGACTTCGTAACCTTTGGACCTGAGATAATCCATAACATTGGCTTCACCAAGAAGTGTAATGGAGTCGATAATAAGTTCATCAAGGGATAAGCCAGCGAGATCCGAAGTCCTTGCAGCCGCTTCCTCTGCAACGAAATCTTTGCCGTAAGTCTTGAAGTATAAGTCGAGATACTTTGGGTCACCTGTTAATGCTCCTTTAATTAGTGTTGATTTTATTTGGATGTATTCATCTTCGTCAGAAGATTTTATTTCTTCTTCTTCAAGTTGTAGAGGGGTTCCATCAACCGACACCGCTGATATCTCACTATTAACCTTTACTGCGAGCTTCTTCTCTACAAGAGCCTTGAACATAGGGTCATTCTGCCATCTTCTTAAAGTTCGGACAGAAACGTTATTGCCTTGGGCATACTCTTCCTTAGTCTTAGGAAGGCTAAGCCTTTCCTTCTGCCCTGGTTCCAGTATCAACCAGTTAGCATAAGATTCCCATTGATTGCTTATATGACTCATATTCCTCCTTTAAAAGAATGAGAGAGTGGACCTTGATCCTTTCGAGAGTTGACACTCACCTTAGGAGGAAGCTGGGATAGGTATGTGTTTTTTTATGACGAGAATTGCCCCTTTTAAAAAAGTGGGATACTCTGAATAATCACACACCATCATCGAACAGGATTTCATTTATGATCCACCCTCTCACTATTAGCCCATATTGGGGTTTATTGTTATTATTGTTTTGTAAAAAACATAATCTTGCATTCTTTTATTTATGCTTTATAGTTTGTTTATATTTTTACATAGTTGTGGATTTATGTAAAGGTACCGTTCGCTCGCTGCCCTTAGGGGCTGCAGCGACCTGTATGCCTTTACTATACCTCCCACTCGACCCATCTACGGACACCACCTATTTGTTGTTCTAGAATGTTTTTATAAGGGACAGTTTTTGTACCTATGTCCCTATATATTCCTACTCTCTTTGTCCTGTAAGTCCTGTATAGGTTTGTCCAGAATACAAGGGGGATAGGTGGGTTTTTTAAGAATCGGACTGCTAAATACTTGAAAAAATGCCGTTCAGGTAGTATATATATAGAAGGACCCCTGTCTGGGGAGAACTGGGTCTGCCTGAATATCTGGAGCAGGTTAGGCAGGCTTGACCTGAGGCAGGGGCTGGGCTAGGTTATCCTAGCATTAGGCTAGTCCCTAAACACACAGGATATTCGGACAGCGGATTAACAGGATGTCAAGTATTACTATCAACTTTGTTGATTTAATATATGGCAATTGGTAAGCCATAGGTGTCGGAATAACTATGCATCAGGTTGCATAAATATACATAAGAAAAAATAGGTAAAAAAAATCCACCCCTATATTGCAATAATCATGATATTAAAATCAATTTGTTGTGATTATCAACTTTGTTGTTTATATACTTGAATTATGTTATTGCTATGGTATGATATATATAACAAGAAAAGGAGCAACATAATGAACGATAACACATATAAGATACATGTAATTTATGATAATGAAACCCCTAAGGTTTTCGAATTATCAACAGAGTATGTAGCCTATTCTATGTATAATAATTTATGTATAGATTTAGGTTTAGCTAAAGTAGTAGCAACCTATAACTTAGTATTACCAAGTGGCAAAATGTTTACTAAGCACTAC